TAACCATGACCCCGACAGTTGCCATGAAGGTGATTGGTGATGACTGGACAGTCGTGCCGCAGGGTGCGGAAATTTGGACGGATGTGCCGCTTGGAACAGAAGTCTGGACAGTGCCGACATTAGGCACAGAAACATGGGTGAACGTATGATACCTTTCGGAGAATGGCTACCTGACCAGCCAGACCACATGAATCAGGGCTTGATTACAGCCACCAACGTGATACCTGCGGCTGGTGGTTATCGCGCTATGAAAAACACTGTTGTCATCAGCAATGCGGCTGACGACAGGATTCGCGGCATCTTCTCTGTTAAAGATAACAACGGTGATGTGACTTTATTTGCTGGTGACGCTGGCAAGCTGTACACCTTTAACACAGGCACAAGCAATCTGGACGATAAGAGTAAGGCTGGCGGATATAATCTTGTCGGAGCAGAACGCTGGCGGTTTGTGCAATTTGGTGACATAGCCATAGCGGCAGGCGGCGTTGATGAGGAACTGCAATATTGGGATGTAAACGCATCGACAATTTGGGCGGATGTCGCAGGCGCTCCTAAGGCAGATTTTATTGCCGTGGTGCGGGATTTCGTATGGACTGCTAATATTGATGAAGGCTCAGGCCGGAAGCCATTGAGGGTTAGGTGGTCAGGTTTTGGCGACTATACAAGCTGGACATCCGGCGTTGACCAGTCAGACTTTCAGGACTTGCCGGACGCTGGACAGATTACTGGCCTAGTCGGCGGCGAATATGCGACCATCCTGTGCGAGAGAGCTATCTTCCGTGCTACCTATACTGGCTTGCCTCTGGTGTTCCAGTTCGACAAGGTTGAGAGTGTTCGCGGCTGTAGACTGGCTGGGTCTGTATGTAACTATGGACACCTGACATTCTTCTTAGCTGACAACGGCTTCCATCTGTTTGATGGGCAGAAGGCCACCCCGATTGGCAACGAAAAGATAGACAAGTTTTTCGAGAACGACTTTAACAGCGCCCATCAGAACAGAGTATCTGCCAGCGTTGACCCGCTGAACCAGATTGCTGTTTGGTCATACCCATCACAGGCAAGCGCAACAGGCCAGCCGGATACATTGCTGATTTACAACTACAGCCTGAACCGCTGGTCATTAGCGAGGATAGCGACTGACTTTGTTGCCCCGTTATTTAGCTCCAGCTATACGGTTGACGATTTGGACAGTTTGGCGGCTACAGTTGACGCCCTGTCTATCCAGCTTGATAGCCCTTCACTGCGTGGCGGTCAGTTCTTCTTCGGGGCGGCGATTAGTGACAAACTTTACTCATTCACTGGCTCATCCTTAGTGCCGGAGATTGTAACAGGCGAAATGAACATACACTTAGGCAAACACTCAGTTGTGACCCGTGTTTACCCGTACTATGAGGGCGTTGATAACTTCTGCTATGTGGGTACTCGCAATGCTTTGGTTGGCAACCCCGCCCCGACTTTCACATCATCTGTTTCTGCTGGCAACAACGGCTATGCTGAGTTCAGGGCGGATGGTAGGTATCACCGTTTCAAGTTTGAGTTTGATACGTCCTTTGAGTTTGCTCAGGGCTTCGACATAGAGGCCGCAGAGGTAGGGCGCAGATGACGATTTTACAGCGGCAGACAAATTTCAGAATACTAAACCCCGTCACAGCTACGACACGGGAGATAGCTGAGATATTAAACAGAACGATAGACGGTGGGCTAAACAGTGTCGGCTATGTTACCCTGCCTAAGAACCAGACAGAAACAACCATTAGCGAACCCCGCTATAATGTGGAGAGCTTAGTCTTTTGGTGCGGTGTAGGGCATAGCCCGTACCATCACAATCCGTATGTAAAGGACACAAGCACAAATGGGACTATGGTGATTGGACATGACAATCAGGGACACGATGCAGACTTTGCATATCTCATCATCGGCTGATGAGTTCGAGAGATGCGCTGACTACATACAGGCGGCGCTAGTATATGCAGGGCATAGTCATACGCTACAGGATGTGTGGCAGGCTATAACGAATAACCGTGCGGCATTTTTTCCTTTGGAAAAATCTGCTATAGTGGTGGAGATAGTTGACTACCCGCAAAGAGCTACCTGCCGGATATGGTTAGCAGGCGGTGAGATGGAAGAGCTTATAGAGGCGGAGAAAAAGGTAAGCATCTGGGCGAAGGGTCAGGGATGCGATTCAATGGAGATTATCGGGCGAAAGGGCTGGGAGAGACAGCTAAAAGATTATCAGCCCACAGCAACCATATTGGTGAAGGATTTGTAAGATGAGTAAAGGCGGCGGTTCACAGAGAACAATCACGCAGACAACAGCACCGAGTGCGTTTGCCCAGCCATTCTTAGAATATGGTATGCAAGAGGCAAAGGACTTATACCAGTCTGCACGGCCTCAGTATTACCCTAAAAGCACTGTGGTTGGTTTCAGCCCTGAGACACAGATGGCTCTGTCCGGCTACCGTTCAGCCGCCGCCGCTGGTTCACCCATGATACCAGCCGTACAGCAGGCGGTAATGCAGAACCTGACAGGCACTAACCCGCTTTTCCAGCAGGCTTTACAGCCCACCATTCAGCAAGCCATGCAGGGCGCTCAAAGCACTGGCAGATACGGCTCAGGGTACGCACAGAAGGCCGTGGCAGAAGCAGTAGCTCCTCTGGTATATCAGGCACAGCAAGCGGCTATCCAGCAAGCTCCAGCGGCAAGAGAGTTTGGCTTTGCTGACTTGCAGACACTGGCGCAGGTGGGCGCGGCTCGTGAGGCTCAGGAGCAGGCAGAACTGGCGGCAGATATCGAGCGCTTCCAGTTTGAAGAGGCACGGCCTGCACAGAAGCTGGCTGATTATCTTACAATGGTTCAGGGCGGTTCTGGTGCATTGGGCGGCAGAACTATGACCCCGCAGTACCGTAACCCAGCTCTGGGCTTCCTCTCCGGCGGTCTAGCAGGCGCACAGGGTGCAAGTATGTTGGGCATGACAGGTGGTGCTGGCATGGGCATGGCTGGAGTAGGGGCATTACTAGGAGGGTTGGCTTAATGGCAATACCTACACGGTTTAATATGGGGCAAGTTCAAGGCTCTGGGGCTGACTACTTTCTGAGGCTTCTGCAAGAGCAGGGCGGTGCAGGCGCTCGTCCTAGCGCATCCATAACAGGCGGTTTGCCCACTGCTCGTAGAGGCACTCCTATCCCCCTAATGCGGAAGCGCCCACCAATGCCTCAGATTGGTCTGCGCGGTATCAGGGACATATCAGCCCTGCCAGCAGGCGGGGGCATGACTAGCCTACAGCGCGACCTAGCCGCAAAGATGGGTTTAGGCGCACAGAAGCCGGAAACTCCGAAAGCACCGCCAAGCCTGATGGATAGGCTAACTCCGGCAGTCGGCACACCCGCATTTGCTGGCCTATCAGAAGCCGCCGCAACGGGTCTGCAACTGTCAGGCTGGCAAGACAAGCCGATTACAACAGGGCAGGGCTTAGGCGCTATGTTTGGCGCTGGCATGAAGGCATTTAGGGAAGCTCAAGCCGGTCAACTTGAGACAGAATTGACGAAAGCAAAAATTCAATCTGAAAAATCCAAAAGTGGGCAAATCTTCTCTGGCACAAGTTTTACAGCGCAGTCTTACAATAAGTTAATCGAGATAGGCGATAAGATTAAAGACGGTACAGCTAGTGACGCTGAAAGGCAAGCCTATTCGCTAATCTATCAAAAGCTGTCTATGCCGGAGGAAGAAACACGCCAAACAGATGCTGGTGTTGTAACTGTTAAGCGTCCAGCTATGGACTTGTCTGCTTTTCCAACTCCAGCGGGCGTTACAGATTCTGATGAGAGGGTTATCGGGGAGCGAAGAGCAAAATTCAATGAAGGCGAATCTAAAGCCGCTGGTTTTGCTAACAGAATAAAAGGCGCTTTGGCTACAATCAGTGGGCTAGAAGATGCTGGCTATGATGCGTCAAATTTGACAGATTTCGTAGGCGAGGGATTGCCTGCGCCGCTTTCTGGGTTGGTTACGAGCAATCAAGGACAACAGTATCAAACAGCAAAGTCCGACTTTATCACGGCGGTTCTTAGAAAGGAATCCGGCGCGGCGATTGCTGAAAGTGAATTTGTTAGGGAGGATAAAAAATATTTTCCTCAGCCTAACGACACTGCGGACACAATAGCGCAAAAAGCAAAAATGAGGGAAAAGGCTTTAGAGGCCATGATAGCTCAATCTGGTGCGGCATACGAAGTTCTGTTTCCAGAGGAGCAGGCAAGTTTAGATTTACCCGAAGGCTCTAAGCTACTTAGAGAAATAGGCAGTAAAAAATATTACGAAACGCCTGATGGCGATATTTTGGTGGTGGACTAAATGGCAAACGATACCAGTACGACTAAGGCAAGAAAGCCCTCTCAGGCAGAGCTTAGAGAGGCTTTAGGTTATGATGATGTTCCTCCCCAGCAACAAAAGATAGTCAAAGACAAAATTGACGTAAAAAAGGGAATACTTAGAGCCATCGCTCAGGGCATAACTTTTGGCACTGCTGACGAGATAGAGGCTTTTGGCACAATGTTGGCAAAAGGCACTCCTTACAATGAAGCTGTTAAAAGCATACGTTCCAAAGTGGAGCAGTTCAGGCAAGAAGAGCCTCTTCTGGCTTACGGGTCAGAAATAGGCGCAAGTGCTGTTTTGCCATTAGGACTGATTGGAGCTGGTGGCAAGTTGGCTATGCAGATACCAAAGGTTGCGTCCGGTGTTGGCAAGGCGACTCAAGCGGTTCAGCCAGCAACGCAAGCTATTAGCCGAATCACTCCGCAAGCCCTTAAAACGCCCACTGCAAAGATTGCAGGTACAGGCGCTGGGTTAGGCGCGGCCTATGGCGCTGGCGCGGCTAAGGAGGGTGAAAGATTGTCTGGCGCTCTGACAGGCGGCGCGGCTGGAGCAGTATTGTCCCCGCTTGCGCCTAGAGTGGCTGAGGGCGTTAAGGGGCTGATTCCAGAAGGCGTAAAGACAACGGTGGGGCAAACCTTCGAGGGTGGCCTCGGTCAAGCTGTGCGAGGTGCTGAGGACGTGCTTTCTAGGATGCCTATTTTTGGTGTTGCCCCTACAGCATCACGCCAAAGGTCTTTGCGCTCTTTCAATGTTGCCGCAGTTAATCAGGCTTTAGAGCCTGTGGCTGAATTAGGCGTCAAGCCATTAAAGACAACCATTGCGCCGAGAGAGGCTGTATCGTCTGCTTACAATGCCCTCAGCTCAAAGTATGACGAGGTTCTTGAAACCGTTAATATACCTTCTGTTAAGTCTTTAAAAGATTCTGTTGAAAGGACGATTAAAGACAAGGGCAAAAAGTTAGAGCAAGAAAAAAGGGACGCTTTGTTTGGTCAGGCTGAAGAGATATTTGATAAATACACGGTTAATGGTCAAATATCTAAGCAAGATTTTAAGAGCGCTCAGATGGAGTTGCGTGAGCTTTCTCAAGACTACCTTAAATCTCTTAGTCCAGCAGACAAAAATGTTGGGCGGGTTGTGTCTGATATAAGCGATACATTCTTTGCTGAACTTTCAAAGACCAACCCATCTGCGGCTAAAAATATAAAGCTCATTGATAGCGCCTATGCTCGGTTTAAGCCATTGCAGTATCTGGTTGCTATGTCAAAGGAATCAAGTGGCGCATTTACCCCTAAGCAGTTGATTTCAGAGCTAGGGCAAGGTGGCAGAAGGCAAGCTGGCTTACAACAGCTAGTAGATGTAGAAAAGCCCTTGCAAAAACTTGCTATGGACGCTCAGGAGGTTTTGCCTTCAAAGATTGTTGGCAGTGATACTGCCATGAAAGAAATCGGTTTTGGGGCATTGGGGCTAGGCGGCGCACAGGCGGGCGCTTCTCCATTCCCTATGCTGGCTGACCTCCCCATGACGCTGGCAAAGGCGGTTGTTGCTCCAGCCGCTGTTTATAACCCCCCTGTGCAAAGACTTTTGGGGCGTGGTTTACAGGCAGGCGGCAGAACATTTAGCGGTATGACTACCGGTGGTGCTTTATTGCGCTCTCCGGCGATGGCTGGGTTGCTGGCGGAAAGACTGCCCTCACCGATATCCTCAGCCGAGGCAGGCACAGTCCCTGTTCAGGAGATATACACTAACCCACAAGGGCTAAAATATGCTATAACAGAGCAGGGCGCGACCCTGCTAGGAGAATAACATGGCAAAGACAAAAATATCCGAATACGACAGCACCGCCAGCAATAACACGGACTTAGACAGCATAGCGCTGGGCGAGAACATAATGGTGCCGTCAGACATCAATAACGCCCTGCGTGAGATGATGGCGCACCTAGCCGACATGAACGCTGGCACATCTGCCATTCAGGACACCTTCACCCTGTCCGACCCGACAGATGACACTAAGCAGGTTCGCTTTGATGCTGAAGATATCACCACCGCAACCACCCGTGTCCTTACAGCCCCTGACGCTGATGTGACCATTGCTGGGCTTGAGAAGGCTCAGGAGTTCACAAAGACGCAGAACTTTAACGCCACTACCCTAGTGGACGGAGCAAGCATCTCATGGGACGCCAGCGCCAATCAGGTGACATCTGTGACCATTACAGATAACCGCACTATGGCCGCCCCGACCAATCTGGTGGACGGCGCTGTTTACCTGCTGGTGATTATTCAGGATGGCACTGGTAGCCGTACAATGTCATGGAACGCTGTGTTCAAGTTTACAGGCGGTACTGCCCCGACATTGACCACCACTGCCTCTGCGAAGGATATTCTGGTATTCTACAGCGATGGCACGAATATGTATGAAATCGGACGCTCACTGAACGTATCA